TAAAAAAAAATGCTGATTTTTGGGATGAAGTAAAAAATAAAGCCAAAGACTGGTTCGGTGTTGGCGAAGGCGCCGTAACAGGGGCAACAGTAGGTGGAGTTGTTGGTGGAATTATTGGTGCGTTTTATGGTAGTCCGTTAGTTGGCGCAAAGATTGGTGCCTGGGCTGGCGGAGGAATTGCTGGATTGGTAGCATCCGTAGAAAAAACAGCTCCTCATGTAGTTAGCATATCAGCTAACGCCAAGGATACAATAGAACAATTAAACGATCTAATAGGCAAAATACCAACAGCAAAACAAGAGCGAACATTTTTAGTTAGTTTTCAAGGCATATTGAAGTCTCTATCAGTAGCTGCTGATAAATATAGTGGAATGATCGCTGGTATTGGTAAAGACAATAATACTAAGGATACCGAAGAGTCTCATAAAATAACAGATGATTTAATCAAACTAACAGATGAAACAGAAGAATATATTGAAAAATTTAACCAGAACGTAAAACAAAGTTTATATAATGAATATGATCAACATAATAAAATTGTCGATCCAATTTATTCAATAATTGGTACAGATATTGAGGATGTTCAAAAATCAATTCAATCATTAGAAACAACCATAAAGCAGTTTGATGAAGTTGTTGGGCACGTCAGACAAGCGGCAGCTCCAGCAGTTGCGCAAGCTCAACAAAGTCCAGCTCCACAGGCTACTAATCCTGAATCGGAAGATGATGAACGCGCAAAACAATTAAAGAAAATGGTTCAAGAAATTGGCGCTCCAGCAGGTAAAGAAGAACAGATGGCAGAAAATATTAAACAGTGGATAAAATAATTTAGATTTATAGTAATAATATAGTATTGAAATAAGAACTTTTGTAAGATCAAGATGAAAGACACGCTATATCGTATAACGAATAGCAGATTAACAAGGAAAATAAAATGGCTCTTATATTACACAATCCTGGGGCAAACCCCTTAGGGCAATTTGACGGTTATTTTGGCGAAACACTAAACTTCAAGGGCGGCGAAGTCTGCACTTGGGCAGGCATGGCATTCCCAGCTGCTGGCGCAGTTGACGTTGATGCTGACGGTTATGTCATTACATCAATGGGTAAAGCAGTTCCAGGCGTTTCACGCGCTCTTCTAACTGCAACCAGCAAACCACTCTTCCTATCGGATGATGGTATTACTGGTTACGGCACACTATTCGGCGCAGTAGTTGGTGGTCTACTTGGTCAACAAGTAAATGGTCCATATTCTTACACTGGCGCAGTTCTCGGTCCACACACCGCAACTGCTTCAGGCAAAGTAACAGTATGGGACAAACCAGGTCTCTACGGAACAACTCTTGATGCAGTTGATACAGCTGCAACCGGTCTAGTTCCAACTAACTTCACCCTATCAGTTGGTGCAGCTCTAACATACACAGCAACTGGTCTTCTAACTCCAGTTGGCAGTGCAAATGCTCTAGCTGGTGCATCAGTTGTCGCACGTCTAGCATCATTCGAAAATAACGGTTCACTCGTAACTACACCAAGCTCACTAGTGTCAGCTCTAAACAGCCCATCTGGTAGCGTATCCAGCCTACAACAACTTCGTTTTACACAAGCTGTTTACTGGTACAACGGAGCTGGTGGTAACGCATAATAGTAACTAACTAGAAATAGTTATTAGATAGTTTCAAAAAGCCTGGCGGAAATGCTGGGCTTTTTGTTTTTAATAATAAATTATAAATAATAATCAACAATGCACAATGTTGTATTCGGTTAGAAGATGAATGTAAGTAAACAATCTAACTAAGGATATAATACAATGACAAATTATAGAAATCCAAATGTTGGTGGTATTCCCGTAATACTACCACAATCATACTGGGATGAACAACAAAGACTCATAGATCATGCAAACGGATATGATTATACTACTAACCCTACTAACAACAATCCTGTTAATAATACTGTAAATGGGCGCACATTTAATCGTACATTTGATGGTCGCAGGAATAATTTTGGTTTTAGAGACGGCTATCATGATGGCTACGGTTTTAGAGACGGCTATCAAGACGGTTACGGTTTTAACAATGGCTATGGGGACGGCTATGGTAACAGAAACTGGGACGGCAGCAATAATTGGAATGGAAACGTAGACGCTAATGGCAATTGGAATGGAAACGTAGATGCTAATGGTAATTGGAATGGTAATGTAGACGGTAGTGGTAGACCACACGGTCAATTTGCTGGTCGTTCACCAACAGACGGTTCTACTGGAATGGAATGGTACTTGCCTCAAAATCAAGGAGTTATTCCACAACAACAACGATTACATATGAATACATGGAATCAATTTGGTCGTTATAATACTAGGTTTGTAAATAGTTCAAGCAATCCATCATATAATAACAATCCTTACAATAATGTTCCATATAACAACGGTCCAACAAATAATAACCCATACAACAATGGTAGATTTAATAATGGTCCGTACAACAACGGTCCAAATAATAATCAATTCGGTAATCCTAATAATAGGTTTGCACGTCGTCGTATGTTCTAATAAGTAGATTATATACTATAGAATGCTGAGTAGCTTAAGTGCTATTCGGCATTTTTAGTTTAAATAATTTATTTTTATAAACATAGTAATATTGAAACATAAGATCAAAGGAATATTTTATTCCAGCTGGGAAACTGGCAACAAACTCAACAATAATCGGAGAAAATACATGTCTAATTCAATGTTCGATTCAAAAGGCGAAATTAACGCCTCTAACGTAAAAGAAGCTTTTGCACTTATTGCAAAATTCGCACAGACAATGGAGTCAGGTGCACCAACAAATACTGGTCTAACATCACCATCAGTATCAGATAACAAACGTGATGAACTTATTTCTCGCGCGATTTTAACTAATGAAGGTAAACTAGCTCTTGCACAAGCAATGGCAAATCCAATTCGTAGGAATTTAGACTATCACGGAATTGCGCGACGCGCATTAGTCGTTGATCCTTTGCCACAAGGTGCACTACCAACATACGATCGAGATATCGATGTTGCAGCAGTCGTAATCTCATCCAACGGTACCGGTCCAGAATCACGCGTATTCGGTGACCGCGTAACAGTTCCAGAATTCGAAGTCTATTCGAATCCAACTGTTCGTATCGCAGAAGTTAAACGACGCCGCTTCAACGTAATCGACCGTGCTGTTCAAAAGGCACGTCAAGAAATCATGGCACAAGAAGACACGAACGTTTTCGCAGCCATCGATTCAGCAGCATCAGTTGAAAACACTGTAATGGATATCAGCGATGCTGGTCTTCTAAAGCGTGACCTTCGTGAAATCAAAGTTCAAATTGATCGTTGGGACTTAGTAACAACCAAGTTCTTCATGAACATCAATGAGTTCAATGATATCCTCGGTTGGGGTTCCGGCGGTGGACAAGGCGTTGGCGGTGGTGAAGTTGACCCCGTTACACAACGTGAAATTCTACAAACAGGTCTATACGCACACATTTGGGGTGCAGACATTCTCGTGTCGAAGATTGTTCCTGCTGGTACAGTCTACGGCTGCAGCGACCCTGAGTTCGTGGGCGTAATGCCAATCAGGCAGGATATCGAAGTTCTTCCAGCCGATGAACCAAAACAACTAAAGTTGGGCTGGGTTGTCAATGAAATAATAGGGATCGGCATTGTGAATCCACGTGCCGTTGCAAAAGGCAATAAATCAGTAATAATCGGAGCCTAGTAGTTTTCTTCGATAAATCAAGTAGTTAGCTTAACGGCATCGAAATAAAAACTCGATGCCGTTTCTTTTTGTCTCTGCATATCTGCCTATTATGTCATTTACTTGCTACCCGCACTTGACAAACTCGTACAGGTGCTTATATTGTAAGGAGAAATGGAGATCGTCATGGCAAAAAATCAGGGCAAACTGACAGGAAAAGAAGATCAAATAATCAAAGATTATATCTCAGGTGATGGATCAGAAATTCTTGCACAAAGATACGGAGTAAGTGGAAGCTCGATTCTCAAATTTTTGAAGAAGCATAATGTTCCAATTCGTCCACGTAAAATCACACCAAAAGATATGAAAGAGCGTTGTATTGAAAGATATAAATCAGGTCTCTCATTAGAAGCCTCGGGAGAGCCAGACGGATTAAGTGCAGCTGCCGTTCTCATGTACATGGAAGAGTATAATGTTCCAACACGAAGTGCCGAAGAAGCACATAGAAAATATCCTATCAATGAAGATTTTTTTGACAAAATAGATACCGAGGAGAAGGCTTATTTTCTTGGCTTCCTATATGCTGATGGATGTAATCAGATGGCTAATTATTGGGCAACTGTAATATCATTAGATGTTATTGATGTTGATATTTTATACCGTTTTTCGAAGATGATATACAAAGATGAAAATACCGCGAAAGAACAGATAAAATTTAGCAATAGGGAACACGAAGGTAAAAGAATAGAAGCTCGTCTATCAATCAATAGTAAATATATATGCCAGCAAATGCAAAAATTAGGCTGCGTATCACGAAAGACATTCATATTAGAATATCCTAAATGGATGCCAGAACATCTACATCGTCATTTTATTCGCGGATATTTTGATGGTGATGGAACTATCAACAATGAAACTAAAACCCTCTCTGGATGTAAGATTGTGTCAACTCTACAGTTTTTGGAAGGATTGAAAAAGGTTGTTGGAATAGATTCTAGTATTGGTAAACACGACCCAACTAATAATAAAAATACCTATCTTTTATATTATTCTGGTAATCGAAATCAATGGTTATTCCTACACTGGATCTATTCAGGATCTACAATATATCTTCAACGCAAGTACGATGCCTACATGCGTTTCGCAGAAAAGATGCGCGTAATAGACGAAAAAACATCTGCCGGAACACAAGGATATAAAAAATCTAATCTACTAAAAACATCATCACTAAAATAACAACTACCCCCAATAATCTCACATATATACATAATGAACAACAACATCTTCAAGCTAATTCTAAACAACGTAAAACAAGTACACTCTTCAATAGAA